AGCAACGGTGGCGACAGCAGCCAGGGTCCCCAGGGTCGTAACGCTACCATCGCCATTGACGCTGATGGACTCGTCCTTAAACGCAATGGACGTCGTCCCGTCAACCCCGGCGGCCGCCGAACCCAGAGCGGCGGTGATGATCTTGTCGTCGATCTTGCGACCGAGAGCCATCGCCTGCGCCTGAGCGTAGTTGCTTTGGGGATTGATGAGCATCTTGAGCTGATCCTGCTTGTCGATCAGGGCATTGGTGTGGGAATCGGTCATCGTGACCCGACGTCTCGTGTTGGGAATTTCGTTCAACGGAGTCGCCGGGTGACGGGTGGTGATATCCTCCACCTCAGCCTCGCCAAGCCGATCAAAATAGGCATCCTTCGCGCCGCGTACCGTCTCCCTACGTACCTTCATCGCAAACTTCGATTTGCGCTGCTGGCACAGCATGTACAGCATGGCGCTGTATTGCTGGGTAAAGGCGGTGTCGATAGTAGAAGGTAAAGCCATATAGCACCCATGATCTTGGCGTTATGGTGTAAATCGGCAGGATAGTCTTGAACGCCAAGGTCCGGTGCCTTCGCTTTACGCCCGATTGGCGGTGGGCCGTGGGGAGTCGGTCAACTCTGACCGCATCGGCCATCATCCCCACGGTAATCCACGATTAACCGACGCGACGTGTCGCGGCGGCCTCTCTTCGTAATTCCATAATCTGGTCTGTAATGGCCTGCCGCCTCTGCGGCGACATGTCACTACCATAATCCATGTAGCCCGGTGTGTCCATCAACTCTTGTATCTTCGTCTGGGCCTCGCCCGGCGTCCGGGCCGTCAGTTCCGATACCAACCCCTCCGATTCGCCCAGTCGTGACGCTATCGTACAGGCGAACCGAACGAACCTCGGATTGTTGCCGAACTCCTCCAGGAACGTCAACTGCTTCTCGCGATCCGGAATCGCCTCGGCAATCAACCGATTGGCCTGGGTCATACGCTGATCGTAAGCAGCGCCGAACTCCTGGCGCAAGGCGTCCCTCGCCTGGACAACGGCCTGACGCTCGGCCTCTTCGTCCGCCGTAATCATCGCGTTCATCTGCTCGATCTGACGGGCGTAGAACTTCTGAAACAGTTTGTCCGACACGCCGTTCTCGTGCGCCCATTTCCGGTCGGCCGCCACCACGTCGTCCGTGAGAATGTCCCTCATGTCCTCAGGGATCTCGACATGGTAGTCCTGCGGAGTGGCCGGTCGACCCAAGGCCGCATAGAAGGCGTCCCACTCCGCCGGCGTGGATTTGTCCGTGGGGACCACGATCTTGTCCATGCCGACCATCTTCTTGTGGTTCACCAGCTGCTTGATGGCGTTGGAGAAGTCGGTGACATTGTCGAGACACTTCTCGTCCCGGAGTTCTTCCGGGAGGCTCTCCCTCCAGTTCTCCGCGAATGTCCCGTCCGCATTGACCACGGAGGTCGGTTCGGGCGGTGCGCCCAGAATGGTCGGTTCTGAGGTCGGCTCTGAAGTCGGCTCCGCGGTCGGCGTCTCGGGTGTCGCGGTCGGTTCTACAGTCGGTTCGTCTGGCATGGTCACTCTCCTTGATGGATCGCCCGCTCCGGAACCTCCTCGTTGGGGTCCCTGTGGAGCATCTTGAATATGTGGAGTAGCACGCTACGCTGCCCTTCCAAATAGAGCAGTTTGTTCACATCGACACCCTTGGACACGTTGATGCTCTCGCCCAGGAAGGGGCATCGCCGACGCAAGTCGGACAGAACCCGCTTGCCCCCTTCCGTATTGAAGGTCGTGTGATAATCGATCACCAGCTGCCGGTTCCAGCGCGGTTTCATTTATGGACCCCTGTGATCGTGCCCGCGTTTTCCGATGCGTAGAAAACGCTCTTGCCCTTCTTCTTGCCATAGCGCCTTCGCATGGCACGCATGATCTTCTTGCCCTTGGCGGTCAGTGGCATTATGCGGCTCCTGTAAGGGCCTCAGCCGGCGATCCCTCTTCGGGGGCCTTGGTACCCTGATTATACACGTTCGCGGCCGCCTGGGCCAGCTGGGCCTGTTCCTGGGCCTGTGTCGCCTTGCGCCGCTCCTCCCGAATCGCGTCGCGCTCAGGAACGGGGCGAATATGGGTCGTCTTGACGCCCAAGGCCTGCCCAAGGTCCCTAAAGGCCTCGTCGGCCGCCACATTGTCGGTGACACCGGGGAACGACTGCTCCATTTGCTGACCGATTCCGACCCAATACTGGAATCCCCGGCTCTGCTGGTCACGCAAGGCCAGCGCCAGGGGGTTTATCAGTTCGATTTTCAGGGGCGTGCCCTGCAAAATGGTGGGGGGCTGCGCAACGGCCCCATTTCGGATCAAGAGGAGAGCGGAGCGGAGTACCGATTGGGTCACAAGCTCGTTGAACAGCCTTCCCAGCGGCTTGGAGAGCTTCCGCATGCCCTCTTTGAGGCGTTCGGAGATCTCCAGGGTGGTCCTGCGGTCGCCTCGAAGGTTCGCCAGGGCCTCAAAGGCGTTCTTGAACAGCGATTGACGCACCCCGTCCCGGTAGTACTCCAAAATGTCCTTCGTCGTGGGGAAAACGCCGTGGGCGCCCATGTCCATCGCCTTGACCGTGGGGATCTCGGGGACGTAATTCAGGGCGCCGGGGGTCACGTCCACCTGGCCCTCGAAGCTCTCCAGGACCTCCTTGGGCGGGTTGACCCACTTGTTACTCATGTCCAGGTAGTCCTTGGCCAATCGGTTCAACACGCGGACCTGCGGCAGGAGCATGGTGCCCCGACCGCGGCCATAGGTCTCTCGATAGATGACCTGATAGCGGGGGACGGCGAAGGGGAACTCGTCGTACCCGCCCTCATGGAGGACGATCTGGTCCCGCTCCAGAACGTAGGTGCTCTCAATGGGCATCCGGTTCTGGGGGCGCAGGTAGGCGTTGGTGTCGTAGTCCTCTCGGGGACGGACCACCTGGATCACGTCGAATGTCTCTTCCCGGGACTCGGGCTTACTGAAGGCCTGGGAGACACTGCGACCGACGAGCGACTCGTCAGACTTGCCACCGCCGAACTTCTGCACAATCTGCCTAGCGGTCATGGGGCAGGTCAGGATCACCGTGTCGATCACACCACCGGAGTCCTCGAGGCACTGGTATGTCCCAATGGCGTAGTCGCGGAAGTTCAGGCCGCGAGCCCCGAACTCCGAATAGAAACACCCCGTCCCAAAGGTGATCCAATACTGGATGGTATTGGAGATCTGCGCCACGAAGTTCGAGTTGAAAATGGCTTGATGCGTCTCCTCGGCCAGCATGGCGACGTACCGCTTGACCGTGTAGTTCTCCTTCGCCGCCGAGGGGATAATCGCAAAGAACTGCTGGCCGGCGGGGAACAGGTTGTTCACCAGGCCCGAGGTCATGTTCTCGATCTCTTCCACCGCGGTGGTATCGAAGAGGTGGTTCATCAGTTCCGTGCCGGCCGACAGCTTGTGACTGATCCCAAAGGTCTGCGGGAACATCAGATCCGAGACGGATTGCCACAGGCTGCGGAACGTGTCCTGCTTGGCCTTCTCCCGGTCGCGCAGGGATACGATCTCTCGCGCCTTCTCTTTGGACTTCTCGTCAACCATCAGATCACCTGTATCTGCGTGTCAGCGACCGAGTGAGTCTCTGCCGGGCCGTTTTTGAAACAGTTTCACCGGGCCGAACCGGGGCACTGGCCGCAGGGGTCGCCCGGGGGGTACTCGGGGAGGCCCCACCAGGAAGGGTTTTTCCCCGGCGCCAGAGGGCCGCCCGAATCGCCGTGAGGGGAACACTCTCCCCGGGAACGGGCTGAAATGGGCCAGGCGATGGCTTGCTCTCTCCAGGAGGCGTTGCCAAATGCTTCAGGGTAGTGGTCATTATCCGGTTCCTCCCAACAAAGACCGCTTGCCAATATCCAAAGGAATCAAGTCCCCCGTTAGAATGGTCTCACCACGACCACCCCCGCCACCACCCTTGCGCCGGTAGGACGAGTACATGTCACCCCGACTCGGCATGGCGGTTGGCGACGGCATCATGGCCGGGGGCAATCTCACCGGCTTGGGGGGGGCGATACCCAACACTTTGTCCGCAAAGGATCCGCCCATCTCATAACTCCTCGATATAGGAGGTTTCAAACAGGGTCATACCCATCTTCTCACAGAATTGGGCGATACGGTCGTGCCGGTCGGAGGCCAGGTTAGAAGCGGACAAGAGCATGTGACTGCACCCGTGCTTCTTGCCCCAGCGCTTCGCCGCCCGGTACAGGGGCATCGCCGCGCCGCGATGACCCTCCGTGACGTACCAGTACTTCTCCAGGAGGACGTGGCCCGGACACAGAAAGTTCGCCGTGCTGAAGACCATCATGAAGCCCACCGGATCGGGATCGTAGGCCACCAGGATCGCCCCGTCCCGCTCCAACAGCCAGGTGTCCAAGTCGTCCATGATCGTAGCGAACGTCGGGTCCATGCCAAACTTCTTGGCGTTACATTCGGCCAGCCACTTGGCAATCAGTGGCAGGATAGACGTGACGTCTTGTTCTTGCTCGACCTTCACGCGATTCCATGCCTCTCGGAAAAATCCGTCATCACCCAGCCCCAGGAGCCGTCGTCGCGCTTGACGAAACGCCGCGTGACATTGCCCGGCCGGGGCATGGCACTGGGATGGCCAAATTTGTTTCTGAAACTCTTTCCGCTCTTGTCGCAGACCCCCCTCTTATAGCCATCCATAATGGCCTGCTTGATCTTCTCCTGGCTGTCTCGTTGTGCTTTCGTCAAGTTCGCCATATCAGCACATCACGTAATCATTTCGCGCATGGGTCGGACGGTTCCGCCGCTCCCGACCGCCGGCCACGCCGATCTTGCCCCCGGAGGCCGCCAGGTAGAAGTAGTTCAAGGCATGGCGGTAATCGTCGGGGGCACTGTCCAACTTGTGGTAGCGGAAGATCTGCTGGCGCGTGCGCTTGTTGACCTCTTCGACCTTCGCAATGGCGGCACACTCCAGCGCGAACTGCTTGACCTCCGGGCACACGGCCGGGATCTCCAGCATGCCCTCCGTCGTCACGAGCCGGTGGGTCGAGTCGAGAATCTCCGTCCGATTGACCTTAACGATCCCCGTCTTGCCGTTGTACATCGTGCCCACCGGGGTGCTCTCGGAATACTCGCAGAGCCACGTCTTGAACTTCGCAGTAGGCCTGTATCTCTTCGCCGCTTTGAAGACTCTGATGAAAACTTCTTGTGTCAAATCTTCTGCCTCAGGCCGATTGCCAATTCTGAGGTAGACATACCTATAAACTTTATCGAAGTGTTCATCGTAAAGCCTAGTAAAAGCCCACTGATTACCCTCTATCGCTTGGCGAACTATATTTTCTTCTGACACCAGATAACCTCGGTTTACCCGGCGTCTATTATATTAGAACGAAAGAGATAAGGAAAACGTTTACATAAAATCTAAAAAATAAAGTCCGGCCTATAGGTCGGACTTTGAAGCTGGCACCTTAATGCTTTTAGCTAAATCATAAATGTAATCCATCTTAATTATCTTTTTTAGGTGGGTCAGGAGGGTCGCCCGGAGGTGTTCCAGGATCGGTGTAAACAGTATCTGTTTTAATGGTTTCTTCCTGGCTGTTAAATCCCGAAGGATTACAGGAGTATAAGAAACAAAACAATATGATTATAATGTATTTCATAATAGTTCTGGGTTTTCGTATAGGTTTCCGATAATTTCACATCTTTGCAAATAAAAACCAACTGATGATATTCT